AAAGAAAAAGAAATAAAGTTTATGTTAGACTACAGGTTTGGTCTTGGCACATACGATGAAATGTTAGGTATGCGTAGACAGATACGTAAGGATCGTGAAGAGACTGTATATAAGGCTATGGAAGCTAAAAGACAAATACAAAATAACTTAGCCATAGCCACTTTATCGTTCCTAATTCTTGGTACATTAGGTGGGGGCATTTATTTAATAATACTAGGAGTTGGTTAATGGGTGTACTTACAGTTATGCCATTAGTGTTGGCAGGTTTATTAAGCAACCCTGAGTTTGTAATATGCCAACTAGCAAAAAGAGTAAAGATAAGAGAAGAAAAGGTTTGCATTTACCGTGGCCCTAATGGTACAATAGGATATCATTATCCGAGTTATAGTTTTAAAGAATGCCCAAAACAATTTATGTGTAGATACACACCTAACGCTAAGAAGAAAGTATCAGTTCAAGATATACTTGACGGATTAAAGGACGGATTTTAATAATGACAGCAATGCAGTTTCAAGGATTTAAACCACAGGCAATGGAGCGTATAGCTGGTACGTTAGGCTATCAGGGTGACATGGGAAAGTTTAAAGACTTTCTTCAGTCTGATCCTGACGCACAAATGAAGTTTAATGACTTCCAAAACAAAGCTATTCAAATGATGAATGGTGGTATGGTACGTAAAAACTATCAAGAAGGTGGTTTTGTAAGGCAAGGCGGTCTTTTTGGACAGAGTACTGCAGGCGGTCCAATTAATGTTGATGAAATAAATAATGCAATTACTTCAGGTCAGGTAGGTATGAGGCCAGATTCTCAATTTAGAGGATTAGTTGGGCCTAGTCAAGTTAATTTTGCTAGTGCTATACCATCAACACCAGAAAAATTTATTAACACAATGCCTATGTATGAAATGCCTTATCCGCTTGAGGGTGGTGCTAATCCTGTAAAAAGCTATAAAAATCCTAAAGACTATGGTTTTAAATTTCCTGAATCTGATCCTAATAATCCTTTGGGTAATAAGTATCCCGGAGTTATGTATGATTATATAGGCCCAAATGGAGAACGAGTTTCTGCTACGGCAGGTATGATTCCACCGCCGGGATTTAGACGAGTTGCCCAGCCTACCTTAGACGAAAATGGAAACGTAATCCAGCCAGAACGTTTATTAGAGGAAGATGATCCACGTAATACACCTGATACACCTGAAAGTATTGGTCAGACTACAGTAAACCGTATGCAAGACCCTAGACTACCTGTTGCTGGTGTAGCTACAGCTACTGGTACTGTAGCACAAGCTAGTCAGGACATTGCGGCTGGTGCTGGACAGGTAGGTGCAGCATCACCCATAGCCACAGCTACACAGGGTACTGTTGCACAGGCTACAGCAGACCCCAGAACTGATGTTTCTACTATAGCACCTGTTACTACTGCAGGTACAATAGAACAAACACTTGACAAAACACAAACAGCACAAGGCACTGTACCTGATAAGGCACTAGTAACTGCACAGCAAGAAACAGAATCTGCTGTATCTGCAATAGATGCAACCCAAGGTACAGCCATTAAAATGAACAATCCTGTACAGCGTGAGCTACAGGCAGGTGAGATTATTGAGCCAGCAGCTAATGCTGCAAAGGCAAGTCAGTTTACAGAACAGATACAAGCGGCTGAAGCAACACCTAGTGACAGGGCTACTGTAAAGGGCCAGCTAGATACACTAATGGCAGACTTTGAGGGTGGTGATACACCAGCATGGGCTGCAGGTGCATTGCGTAATGCTACAGCACAGATGGCTGCACGTGGTCTTGGTGCTAGTAGCATGGCAGGACAGGCTCTTGTACAGGCAGCTATGGAGTCAGCACTGCCTATTGCTAGTGCAGATGCACAGACCATTGCAGGGTTTGAAATGAAGAACCTTAGCAATCGCCAAGAGAGGGCCATGCTTGCAGCACAACAACGTGCTACCTTTATGGGTATGGAGTTTGACCAAGCCTTTCAGTCACGTGTAGCTAACTCAGCTAAGATTAGTGATATAGCTAATATGAACTTTACTGCAGAGCAACAGGTAGCCTTAGAGAATAGCCGTGCAGCTAACACTATGAATTTAAGTAATTTGTCTAACCGACAGGCACTTACTATGGCAGAGGCATCATCACTAGCAAACCTTGACATGGCTAATTTAAACAATCGTCAAGCTGCAGCGGTTATGAATGCACAGTCATTCCTTGCTAGTGAAATGACTAATTTATCTAATGAACAACAGGTAGAAGTATTTAAAGCACAGACACGCACACAGTCTATGTTTACAGATCAGGCAGCGGTAAATGCAGCCAAGCAATTTAATGCAACTAGTGAGAACCAATCTGATCAGTTCTTTGCAAATCTTAAAACACAGACCTCACAGTTTAATACTACACAAGCTAACGCTATGTCACAGTTTAATGCTGGTGAAGAAAATTCTATTAACAAGTTTAATACAGAAATACAAAATCAACGTGATCAGTTTAATGCACAGAATGCCTTAGTCATTGCACAGTCTAATGCTGTATGGCGTAGAGAGATTGCAACTGCAGCAACAGCCGCTGTTAATAGGGCTAATGAAATTAATGCGGCATCTGTACTTGACATGTCAAATCAGGCATACTCTAATCTATGGCAAGAACATGCTGACATGATGGAGTGGGCATGGACTTCATCTGACAATGAACGTGACAGACAAAATGCTGTAACACTAAGCCACTTAGCTGCAGGTAGAGAAAGATCACAGGCAGAATATCAAGCAGATGTTTCATCGTCTAGTGCTATTGGTGACTTTGTAAGTAAACTGGCACTAGGTTATGCTGGTTCAGGTGTTTTAGGGTTTAAGTTTTAATAGGGGAATATAATGTTAATAGGACAGGCTATAACAGCTTATAATAAATACATGGATAGAAGCATGTCGGTTCAGCCTAAAGAACCTAAAGTAAAAATGTCTGGTTTACTTTCTCGTAACAAAGAAGTAGATGAAGATGACACAACTAGTGATGACTATATCATGGAACAGTTTAATACACTAAAGAAACTACGGGCAGGTATGAATAATGGATGAGCTAACACCCCTTATGGATGGACCAATTCCCGGTCAATCTCTTACAACTGAAGTAGGCTCTCGCCCTTGGCAACAGCCAGCTAAGTTTAGTACTGTAGAAGATACACTAGAGCATTATGCTACTAAGATTACAGACCCTAAGATAAATGACTCACTGTTAGATGCCTTAGAAATGGGTACACCAGTAGCATCTATTGCAGAGATTGTGGTACAGTCTGGTGCTATGGAAGGTATACATACCATTGATGTATCTATACTTGTACTGCCTGTTATCATGGAACTTATTGCCTATGTAGCTGATGAAGCTGAGATAGATTACAATATGGGTACAGAAGAACCTGTTGATCAGGACATAGTGCCTGAAGGTAAAATTGAAATGGTAATGCAAAAGTTAAAAGATAAAAAACCAGAGTTAAAAGAAGACAAGCCTGTTGACATGGCTATAGAAAGTCCACCTGTAAGTGGCCTTATGGCAAGGAGAGCGTAATGGGTTTTAACTTAGGAGCATTCTTGGGTGGTTTTGCAGGGGGCGGTAGTCAAATCTTAGATGAAAGACGGGCAGAGGCTGAACGTGCAAGAGTAACTAAAGAAGAACGACAGTGGCAACTAGCTACTGAAAATCGTGCTAATGCTAGGGCCAAGAAAGCTAAACGTGCTTCCGATGCAAAGGCATTAGAAGAACAAATAGGTACTATGGTTGCTTTAGGAATGGACCCTGAAGCTGCACGTGCAGTAGCTAAAAATGGTAAAGGTGCTATGAAGGTAGCTATTGGTGACTTACAGTATGGTAGAGAAAACGGTATTAATGCTGCTTCATATTATACTATGGGCCAAAAAGGTTTGTTACAAGGTGATCCCTCTAAAGCAATAAAAGCTGCTGAACCTGCAGGATTGTCTATTGATAGTGAAGGTATTCGTAATATGTACGGTGCAGTTGACGAAGATTACTCTTCACACAATGAGCAGATACGTGCTATTACTAACAAACAACTTAAATTAACACCAGAAGACCCAGCATATGTAACGCTAGAAAACCAACGACAGGCTTTGTATGCTGACATTGGAGCAATAGCAAAAGCTAAAGATACTAGTGGCGAAGATGAAGGTAGAAAATTTACAGAGGGTACAGTACGTTCTACTGTAACTGGTGAAGTTAATAGACAATTGCAACTTCAAGGAATGTCGTATGATTTAGAAAAACAAATTATAATAGGTCTTGAAGGCAAAAGAGTAGAAGCTAATATAGCTAACCTTAAAGCAGCTACTAATTTAAAATCAAGCACTAAGTCATTAAATGATCCTCTTATGAATGATACTATTAGTGCATTGGAAGTAGACTCTAAGAAAAATCTTAGAATGAAAGCGGCAGAATTACTTAAACAAACCCCTGAACTTAGGACACAAGCTCCTGTTACAGCAGAAGCCTTTATGCAACCTGATTATGAAGCAGGACTTGCAGCAGGACAACTTGTAAAAATACCAACAGAAGGTGGCGGGAGTAAACTAGTTATGTATTTAGGTGTACCCGGCATGGAATACCTAGACGTATTTGCAAATAATTAAGGAAACACTTTTATGTCAAGTGATTTAATGTCCCTTAAAATGCAACTAATGGGTACAACTACTGATCAAGAAGATAAGCAAATGCCTACTTCTGTATCTCAGAATGGTGCAAATAATTTAACAGATCGTAAAAAGGCTTTGCTTGGTTCTTTGGCTGATGATCTTACTATAGAACCTGTACTAGATACTAGTGTAAGTTCTGAGCCTTCTGTTATTGAAGAAGAAAAATCAGAGGTAGACCCTACTGGTTTGTCAGCTAGACTTCAACGGGCATATAAAAAATACACACCTTTTGGTGGAACGGCTTATGGCGATGATATGCCAGAGGCTGATTCTTATATTGGTGGTATACTTAATCCATTTACCCAAGTACCGACAGGTAAACGTAAAGAAAAATTAATTACAGATGAAGAAGATATAAAGAAAGAAACAGATAGATTAATAAAATTAGGTATACCAAAAGAAAAAGCAGAAGCAACAGCAGAAGCTAAAGCAATGGGTGTGGCTAGAGATAAAATAGAAACAGAAAGAGCAAAAGAAGCAGGTTATACTAGTAGAGAAGAGTATATAGAAAAAGAAATAGTACCTTTAATGTTAGAAGAGTTTGAAGGTATAAAGGAAGGCTCTGTCCGTGAAGACATAGGAGTTGAAGGCAAGCAAAATAATCCTATTATGGCAGCTATGTTTAAAGCTGCACCTGTAGCATCCTATAATGCTCTTATGAGTGTTAGTGATCTTATGAGTAAGGGTACTGCTAATATAGAAGATGCTATTGAAAAACAAGTAAACGATTTACCTAAGTCTGTTTTTAATGCAGTTAATACTGTAGTAAATTTAGGACCAAAACGGGATGCTAAAAACTCTAAAGAACTTACTAGTGATATTGTCAATGCTTTAGGTTCTACTATGGAGTTTAGTGAAACACTTCCCTTTGTAGGTGTAACTGGTGTAGCAACTAATGCATCTATAAGGGCATATAATAAAGCTGCTAAAAATGTTATTGCTTGGGAAAGTGGTGGCAGAGAAAAAGCTATTAGAAAAAATACAGGCGGTGCTGAATTAGCTACAATGGAAGCTGCCGAAACTGCAAGGTTACTAGCTGATGCTAAAGCTAAATCTTCTGCTGGTAAACAAGTAACAGAAGAAATGATTGATGCATTTGAAGCAAAGATAAATAATGGTAGACCTGATAATGCACAAATAGTAATACATAAATTAGATAAAGATGGTAATAAAATACTTGACGATAATGCGGCACGTAAAGCTGGTGATATTTTAGCAGAAGAAACCTACACCGCACAAACAGGAACAGTGCGTGATTTTTTAACTGGTGATTTAGTTGCAGGAGCAGGTGAGTATGCTCATTTAGCTACTGGTAGTGATACTATTATGAAACCTATTTTAAACTCTAACAAGTTTAATGCTATTATTGCTGCAGCCACTGACCTTAAAGCGAAGAATCCTAAAGCATTTGATAATGACAAAACTATTATTGATAATCTATACACTTTAACTGTATCAGAAGACATGATGGCAGGTGAAGAACTTATTGACATGTTAAATGATTACGGTTTATCTTTTGAAGATTATGTATTGACAGTAGTAGGTTCAGGTAGCGAGGCAGGTAAGGTACTACAAAAATTGTCTGTTATTAAACGGTCCAGACCTACTACAGAACTAGCAGATGCACAACAAAAAGCACTGATAGATGCACAAGGAGACTTTCGTAATAGCGTTATGCGTATAGAAGGTGTTCGTCGTGGTCTGCTAGTATCACAGATAGCTACTGCTGCACGTAACCTTACCTCTGCTGGTATACGTGCGCCTCTTGAGGGCTTGGGTAATGTAATGGATAACACCTTATATGAACTTAATCAACCTATAAGGGGTGGTATTATAGATGGTAGAGGTGGATTTGTAGGAGCAACAAAACAAGCATTTTCTCCTGCTAATTGGAAAGACAGCTTTCGTCATATGAAATATATGTTTAGTGAACCAGAGGTAGCTAAAGGCTACACTGATTTAATATTGGGTCAGCCTCAATTAGCTAAACAATTTGATATGATGTACAATAACCTTAATGAAATACAAAAGGCTACAGGCAGGGGGAGTGGCGGTAAACTAGACACGGTACTTACTGGCCTTGAAGATGCTACAGATATTTTAAATACCCCTAACCGTTGGCAGGAATACCTAATTCGTAGAGGTCAATTCTTTGGTGAACTAGAACGTCTAACTAAACGTGAGTATGGCATTGATCTTATTGATACACTGCAGGACGGTAAGCTGCGTGACTTGCTTAATGATGCAGGTGGATTTAAACCAGAGGGTAAACCATCTTTCTTAGAACTAGTAGATCAGTCAACTAAAAAAGCACTTGATGTTACCTATGCCAAGCAACCAGACATACCTGTATTTCGTAGTATAACAAACTTTATTACTCGTAATGGGTTGACTGTTGTTATGCCATTCCCACGTTTTATGTTTAACAGTATGGAAATTATGGGACAATATGCAGGTGGTGCATCTATACCAATAGCCCGTAAACTTACTGAACTTGTAACTTTAGGTAAGGTAGGTAAAGGTCCATTAACACCTAAAGATAGGCAACGTATATCCCGTAATCTAGTAGGCATGGCTATGGTAGGTGCTGCGTATCAGTATCGTACAAGTGATGAAGCACCTGCAGACTATAAACAGTTTGGTGTAAGTAGTGGTACAGAGATGGACACTACCCCACAGTTTCCCGTAAGACAATATTTATATATGGGTGAAGCTATTAAAAGAATAAATGAAGGTACATTTAATACATTTTTTGATGCTAAAGAGTTTACTGAAACATTTGCAGGTACAAACCTACGTCAAGGTACAACCAATTCTATATTAGAAGAAATGGCTGCACTAGCAGAGGGTGGTACTGATCTTACAACTGGTGAGACTGTAGGTAAAACTCTTGGCGGTGCTGTAGGAAACTATCTTGCAACATGGGCAACTCCATTTAGTCAAGTCATTGAAGCACAACGGTCTGGATTATCTACATCAGGCACACGTGGCCTTGAGTACAAAGAAATGGGTAGTGATCCTACACTAGACTTTCCATCTTCCTTTATGGCAGCTACAAAGAAACCATTTAAAAAGTATATGACTACACCTCAAGAGGAAGCAGAGTTACCACCTAGACTTACTATGTTTGGTGGAGTTAAGAGTAGGGTATCTCCATTGTCAAGAGTGGCACTAGGTATCAACCTATCTACTAGAGATAAACCAGCAGGTGAATACCTAGAACGGCTTGGATACAAGGATTGGAAACTAGGTAGTACATCACGTGTACCTACTATACGCAATGCAGAAAATGCACATCTTACGGAGATAATGCCTGAAATAGTAGAAGTAGTTAAGCAATATGAGAATGACCTAAGAGAAAAATATAATAATAATAAAGCTAGTTTAAAAGGTCAATATACAGAAGAGGAATATGTAACTACTAAAATACGCCCTGTTATAGATGCACAATTTAGAGCAGCTAAATCTGAAATAAAAGGTGCAGGATTAGCAGGTGTAAGTCCATATGTTAGAAATTTAATAGAGTATCGTAGGATTACTCCTAACATTAGGCGTGATGCTTCATTACAGTTTTTTGAAATAGATCGTAAAGGTGGCAATCGTATGCCTGATCCAGCAAGTAAAGATGACCTAGCTGAACTAGTCAAGATAGCAGAAGTATTAAAGAAGGCAAAAGGTGGGGGCAATTAAGCCCCCTTTTCTTTTACCTATTGTCACCACTACCACCAATAGTACCATTAGCTTTACGCTTAGATAACTTCAACTCATTCTGACTAGCTATATAACCTAATGTTAATTCAAGATCAGTGGCTAGTGCGGCACAGTACCACAGTACATCGCCAATCTCCTTGGCTATAGCGTCCCTATCCTCAGATGTAAAGACCCCATCCTTATCACGTAAGACCTTCTTAACCTTGTTGGCTACCTCACCTGCCTCTCCAGCAAGACCCAGTGCAGGATACACAACCTTGTCTGTATAGATAGCTGTGGTTGCTGCTGATCTTTGATACGAATTAAAATCAGACATGCGGTACTTGCCCTCCATGAATGTCTTTACGTCTTTCTCTAAGCTGTTCATCCTTCTTTACCTTTGTTAAGTTCTCATGGTAGGCTTTGTCGTATCCTCTATTCCACTCACGGAACTGCATAGTGTCTGAGTGAAATGGGTTGACTTGCCCACCTCTCTTGAAGGCATAGTACCCCTGCTGATACTGTACCTTGAGTGGGGCATCGTATTTGCCCAACCCTTTTGCTTTACGGTTCATTGCTTTTCTCATGCCGCTTCCTTTACATTAATTAACTTAGCATCTACATAAGGTATGTGATAGAACTGCTCACCCTTCATTATGTTTCTGCCCCTTGCTTCTTTTAGTTTATCATCAGTCAGTAATGAACTGTCAATACACCATGCCTGTTTCATGTCCTCACGAAAGATGTAGAACGTCAGGTTGCCTTTGTGTTTACTTAACAACTTCTTCTTACGTTCAGGTATGCGTATCTCTGTCCAGTGTGTAGGCCAATCTCCTTTCCATGCAGCCTTAACCTCTGCTTCATTAAAGTATGTTTCCCCACCCTCTTGTGTTACTACGTCAGCATCATAGGATTCTTCACTGTTTACTACAGTGTGTCCATGATACTCAAGGTGTTTGATTAAAGTTTCTTTAGCTACACCATCGTATTTACCATAGAGATTATGTGAGAAAGGTTTTCTGTAAGCGGTCATAGTTAGTCCTACTCTGTGTCAAGTAATGTTTTAAGTTCTGCTGCCTTAGCTTTATGTACTGCAGATACACAATTAGTAATATGTTCTAGCAGTTGTAAACTGTTGTTACTTGTATTCATTAGACCAACAAGCATTCTCACTTCTTCTGGTGAGTCCTCTGTTATCTCATAGTCTATATTGTCTACTGTTACTTTCATGTTTAACTCCTTGTTAGGTTACACAGTAAAGATATCATTTACATTTACATATGTCAATACCTATGTTCCTTTATCTACGTTAAAAGGAAATGGAAAACACTGACTAATTGCTTTCGCATTTTCACTTGGTCTTGAATTGTAAAGCCTCAACATATCTACCTCTCTCCATTGCTGGCAAGACTCTTCATTTATAAAGGCTGTGTTTGGTGAAAACACTATAAAAGTTTTTTCACTTGTTGTTGGTTCTATCATCATCATTACTACTGTATAAACCCATATCATTTTGTGATATCCTTTCTAGGTTATGTCTACCATTTCACAAACATCACCACTACATGCCATAGTCTGCACACCACTGGTGTTATCTGCGTGTTCTAGTTCTGCTAGTTTAGTCCAATCAATTTTAACAGGTGACTTATCAACCATGTTGTAGAACTCGTCTTGAGTACACTCTTGATATGGAGCCTGTTGATATGTGTGTTCATTGAAGGGTAGGAATGACACACCTGACATTTCATCAAAGTGTTTGTACACAAATGCCCCTACCTCTAGCCATTCATCTGCCTTGACATTAATAGTTACACTAGGTTTATGCTCACACCAATGTCTCTGATACATAAGCCACATGTCTAGCTGTTGTATTGCTGTCATGTCAGACGTGTGTACTGCACCAATAGGTGACTGCATAGGAAAGCTAAACACTGTAGTGGCGTCAGGCTTCATAACGTCAGGCTCACTAGGTATGCCCTGTGCCTTCATAAACTCTGTTAATGGGTCTTTATTATCTCCACGCACAGTACGGATATAATAGGGAGAGTGACGAGCATGAATCCCAGAAGATGAGTCAACCAGTTGGGAAACTGTTCCACTGGGCTTGACACAAGTAATAGCAGTGCTATGAGGGATACCAATACGGTCAGCCCACTCAGCGTTAGTAGAAACAGCCACATTTTTAAGATGCTCCAATGTTTTAGACAACCCTTTGTTCTCTAAGGTCATCAGCTTATTGTCCATTATACCTGTTAGTGACACACCAAGCAGTCTTTCTGCTTCCGTGTTACTAGACCACACCTTTCGCAAGTACGGGAAGTGTGTGTAGGTGGACTGAATTGTTCCAAGTACAGTTGCAATACGGACTTTTCTTGCAAGGTCATCCACACTGTCGTTAGCACGGATGACAACCTCTGTGAGATTACAGAACTGATTCGGCCTAAGTATGATTTCTGAGCATGGATTTGTTCCAAACTCATGTTTAGACTCTCTCCTGCCGTTCTTTGCAGCTTGTTTAACTGATGCTTCTCTGTTGAAGATACCTCGTTCACCACTACCACTCTCCATTAAGGCTGTCCACTCACGCATGAATGCCATGCTGTCTGGTTTCTCTGTATAAGATACTGAATTGTTAGCCAATGCTCTGTGTGCTGCATTCTCCCACCAGTTACCTGACTTGGCATGACGCATACGATCATCAGATAGATTAGATAAACTAATCATAGCACTACGGCGTACACCACCTACCACTACTACCTCACCAATCTTACACATAAGATCGTGACACTCTAGGCTAGACAGCTTACGTCCTTGTGCCTGTTTGAATGTAGTGACAGCAAAGTTAAACAGATCAATCAATGGTGCTGGGCCTGATGCCCTACCACCAAATGTCTTTAGTCTTGCACCTGCTGGCCTGACTTTAGATACATCCCACTTGGGAATTTCGCCAGCCCATAGGAGTGCCAACACTTGTCTCAAACCCTTAGCCCAGCCTTCCTTGCTGTCCTTGATGACAACACACGTTTCGCTTTGGAAAAGAGTAGGAACATCAGGGAGTTTAGTAATGAACTGACGCTCAACACTGAAACCAAC